CAAATATGGGGCTCGTTTCCTTAAAAGATTTTTTGAGAAGCATATTGAAACAGAAATTGCGACTCATATTATAAGAAGTAAATCCAAGCTTAAAAAAATTACTTGCAATTATTCCTCAAATAAGTTAATATTTATCACATGCTGATGCATTCATATAAATTATTAATAAAGGATATTTATACGAACGAGAAGAGAGAGCTCGAGTATTCTTCTCCAAATAGAGACCCCAGACTTATTCATAAAGAGGGGCTTAGAAAGATTCGATATGAAGAAGATATCGAAAAAGTGTACTTAAGTACAACCGCACCAGATACGAAATATAATCGATTAGTTTACGATAAAAGAAAAGGATTTTTAGACTAATGAGTAATACAAAAATTGAAATATTAGAAGCATTATATGCTAATTATGTTGCTGAAGAAAAAACAGCACTCGCGAACTTAAACAACTATTTAAATAACGCAGCTGGTATCGGTGAGCATCCAGATATTGTTACAGAGTCTCGAAAATTAGTAGAAAAGATAGGTGCAGCTAGAGCAAATATAGAGTTGGTTACATCGATGAAACAACTATAGAATAAGATTTCCTCTTGCAATGTTAGTAGACCTAAGCGCCTTCGGGCGCTTTTTTTATAAATACTTATATGATACCAGCAGAGATATTAACTATGTTCGGTGGGTCTGTAGTAGGTTTCTTTTTTAAGATTGTAGCTAAACGCGCCGAAAATGAACAAAAGCGGTTTGAGATGCTTATGAAAGATAAGGAAGCTGCCGATGTTTCTGCTGACAAAGCTGTAGAGAGAGTTAGTGTAGATGCAGGTAAGTGGGTTCGTCGGATTATTGTTATCAGTGTTTTATTTGGAGTTATACTAGCTCCTTTTATTGTTACATTTTTTAATCACCCTATAGTTGTTGAAGAAATGATTACAAAAAAAGTACTGTGGGGCTTACTAGGGACTAAAACTGAACCTGTATTTGTTGAGATTGAAGGTTACTTGTTAGTACCTGAGATTAGACAAGCTCTAACTGCTATTATTGGCTTTTATTTCGGGCAAGCAACCGTAAAACGTTAAACTTGATATTCGTAAATAAATCATTAAAATAATTATTACGAATGAATGTAGTTAAACGTGATGGTAGAACAGAAGAATTTGACGCCAACAAGATCCACGAGGTCTTGTTTTGGGCTACGAAAGACATTAAAGGGGTCAGTGTCAGTGATATTGAAATTAATGCTAAGCTGCAGTTATTTGACGGTATTAAGTCTAGTAATATACACCAATTAATAATTCAATCAGCTGCAGATCTTATCTCTGAAGACACTCCTAACTATCAAACAGTAGCTGCAAACCTCTTAAATTATTTTTTACGTAAGCAAGTGTTTGGTGTCTCGGATAATATGCCACCTCTTATTGAAGTTATTAAAGCTAATATAAAAAATGGTGTGTATGATCCAGAGCTCTTATACTTATATTCTCCAGAAGAACTAGATCAATTAGACAATTATATTAAGCATAATAGAGACTATCTATTTGTATACGCTGGGCTCCAACAATTAGTAGACAAATACCTGCTAAAAGATAGGCATACCAATAAGGTGTATGAGACACCACAATATATGTATATGCTTATCTCAATGGTTCTGTTCAGTGATCAGAAGAATGATGTACGTTTACGTAGGATCAAAGCATTCTACAATGACATCAGTACATTTAAAACCTCTTTGCCTACACCTGTTATGTGCGGTGTCCGAACTCCATCACGTCAATACAGTTCGTGCACACTAATAGATGTAGGTGATTCTTTACCTTCTATATTTCATTCCAATACCGCTGTTGGTTATTATACGGCTAATCGAGCTGGTATTGGTTTGAATATGGGAAGGGTTCGTGCAGTCGGTTCTAAGATAAGAAATGGAGAGGTTATACATACAGGTGTTGTACCCTTTCTTAAAATGTTTGAATCTACGACAAAGTGTTGTACTCAGAATGGAGTTCGTGGTGGATCATCTACAACCCACTTTCCTTTCTGGCATAAAGAGATTCAAGAAATCTTAGTATTAAAAAATAATAGAGGTACTGATGATAACAGAGTCCGTAAAATGGATTATTCTATCCAATTTAACAAACTTTTTTATAAGAGGTTTGTTGAAGATAAAAATATTACTCTCTTTAGTCCTCATGATGTGACTGACCTGTACGATTCATTTGTAAGTGATACTAATAAGTTTGAAGAACTGTATATACAGTATGAATCATCTAGAAAAATCCCTAAGATAAAAATATCTGCTCGGAAGTTGTTCATGCAGTTTTGTCAAGAGAGAATTGAAACTGGGAGGATGTATGTAATGAATATAGATCATGTTAATGAGCATAGTTCTTTTATTGATAGTGTTAGTATGTCTAACCTATGTCAGGAAATTACATTACCTACTACCCCTATAACTCATATTGATGATGAAGAGACTGGTGAGATTGCATTGTGTGTTTTATCTGCTATCAACGTAGGCGCAATTACTAAATTAGATCAATTAGAAAAACTATGTGAGAATGTAGTATTAGCTTTAGATTATGTAATCGAGAATCAGCTATACCCTGTAAGTGCAGCTCTTAATATGAAGAAGAGAAGAAGTATAGGGGTAGGTATAACTAACTTTGCTTATTACTTAGCTAAGAATGGAGTATCGTACGAAGATAAAGAAGCACTCAAAGTAACTGATGAACTAGCAGAGGCTATTCAATTTTATCTTCTTAAAGCTTCTAATAAGTTAGCTCAAGAAAATGGTAAGTGTGAGTGGTTTGATCGTACTAAATACAGTAAAGGTATATTACCTATAGATACATACTGTAAGGAGGTAGATAAAATTATTAAACGAAAGCTTACGTATGATTGGGAAGGTCTTCGTAAGGATATTAAAAAATACGGATTGAGAAATAGTACCCTTACAGCGTTAATGCCTTGTGAGAGTTCTTCATTAGTTACTAACTCCACTAATGGTATTGAACCTCCTAGAAGTTTAGTAACAGTAAAGAAATCTAAACAAGGTCTTATACCTCAAGTAGTACCAGAGATTCAGAAATATAAGAATAAATATTCTCTTGCGTATGAAATGAATGATAATAATGGTTATATTAATATTTGCGGAGTCTTACAAAAATATTTTGATCAAGCTATCTCTGCGAATCATTATTATAACTTCAGTAAATATGAAGAGAATAATCTACCATTATCTGTTGTAGCTAAAGATATCTTAAGATCTTATAAAGTTGGTCTGAAGACATTATATTACGCGAATACTGATGATGGTAAAACAGATATAGCGCCAGAAGAAAGTGATTGCCCTGGCGGTGCATGTAAGTTATAATATCTTAAGATGAAGAGTATCATTAATAAGAATAATGTCGATACCACGAAACAGCCGCTGTTTTTTGGAGAGGGGTTAAATTTACAGAGATATGATAAGTATCGCTATAAGAAAATTTATGATTTGTTTTTACAGCAATTAAGCTTCTTCTGGCGACCTGAAGAAGTAGACCTATCTGGTAAAGAGAAGAACGATTATGAAACTCTTACAGATCATCAAAAGTTTATTTTTACAAAAAATTTAGGTTATCAGATATTATTAGATTCAGTACAAAGCAGAGGCATTAGTCATTTATTAGAAGATTGTAGTAATCCAGAGTTTGAAGCATTCGCGAAGTCTTGGGAATTTTTCGAGACTCTTCATAGCTATTCTTATACATATATTATTAAGAATGTATACCCTAACCCTTCAGAGGTTTTTGATAATATTTTATCTGATCCAGAAATTATTAAACGTACAACATCTGTAACAAAATATTATGATGATCTAATTGAAACAATCCCTGATGAATCTATTAATGATAGGAAGAAAAAGTTATATCTTACTTTAGTAAGCATTAATATTCTCGAAGGTATTAGATTTTATGTTTCGTTTGCGTGTTCATATTGTTTTGCTCAAAATAAAACAATGGAAGGTAACGCGAAGATTATATCTTTAATTAATCGAGATGAAAATCTTCACTTAGCATCAACTCAAAATCTTTTGAAGTATTTGAAAGATAATCAAGATGAAGGTTTTCAACATATTGTAAAAGAATGTGAACCTATTGTTCATAAAATGTTTGCAGACGCAGCTCAAGAAGAAATGGAATGGGCTAGATATCTTTTTAAAGACGGTTCTATGCTAGGTCTCAATGATGAGATTTTAATTCAATACATGAAGCATTTATGTAATCGTAGAACTAAAGCAGTTGGTGTAAAGAATGTGTTCGAAGATACACCTAACCCCATTCAATGGATTAAAAACTGGACTGAAAGTAAACACGTACAAGTTGCTCCTCAAGAGACTCAAATAGAAACCTATAAGGTAGGTTCATTCAAACAAGATACATCTGAGACAGATTTTTCTGACTTTAATTTTTAGTACTTTTTGAACCATTAAATCTGGTTAGGTCAAGCTGCTGTAGAGGTTTTTCTATCTTTAGCTTACCTAACCATTCGTTTTGTACCACTAATTTACTGCCCCCCACTATTTCACCATTATGTACATCATATATAAAAAAGACAGTCTTTACAATGCCTACTCTTATAATTCGAGCTGGTTTACCGTCCACGAAGACAACGTCGTCGGTTTTATAATCTCCTCCAACAAATACAAATAAAGATGCTGCTAGTTTTTTTATAGTAGATTGAAATAGTAATATTACTAAACCGGCAACAAACAACCAACCATAATCACCGATCAGGTTTTTCGCCATACTCTCTAGATGTTGTGGTTGAATTCCTGTTGACTCCATGTAATTATTTAATTGAGTTTAACATAAATACTTACGATGAAGAAAATTATTAATTTCCTCAAGGATTACAAAAAAGAGATTGGCGGCTTAATTCGTCATGCTGTTACAATTGCTGGTGGTATTTTAATTGCCAAAGGATCTCTCACTACTGATAGTTTTCATATGATATTAGGTGCTTCTTCAAGCATTATCGGTACTGGTTGGTCTTTTTTCAATAAAGCCTCTCAGAAGAAAGAGATACATGTTGCTCTTTCTACGGACCCAGTATCTGGAGAGCAGACTAGAGAATTCTGTAATACGAATAAAGTCTGGAAAAGCGCTGATAAAAAAGTTGGTATTGGTACATCGGTGGGTGTAGGGACATCAGCTTAATCCAATGTCTCCTGGATATCTTTATATTATATGTAATAGTTCGTGGCCCGGTTGGTTAAAGATAGGAACGACAAAGAATCTAAAAACTCGTCTGCAAACATATCAGACGGGTTCCCCATTTAGGGATTATGAAGTTTTGTATTCTATTAAGCACCCGGATTACCTTAAAGCTGAGAAAAACATTAAATTACAAATGGCTTACTTCGCCAAGCAAATAAAAAATGAATGGTATGAAGTAGATTTAGAAGTAGCTAAAGTACGTTTAGCCGAGCAATTAGATAATTATTTCTACGGAGAGTGTAATTACGAAGAAAAATATGAACACATACCAGTAAGAGATTTTATTTATAAATAATTATAATGACATTTGATCAGTTAACAGAAGCAAATGAGATTATATTGCAAGAAGGTCCGTTTGCAAAAGCTCTTGCTACGTTAGGTATTTTAGGTGCTACGTTGAGTGGTCCTGGAGAAGTACAAGCCAAAACACCTACACCAATAACTCAAGCTATTAAACTAGATCAGTCTTATTATGATTATATTGCGCCGAGTGAAGGTAAAGGTAAAGCCGGTCGTCCGGGATATGCATATAAAGACCATAAAGGTTACTTAACTGTTGGAGTAGGACATCTCGTTCTACGCAATGATAAAGTATTACAACAAGTAACCGGTAGAGATTATAATAATGTTATTCGAGGTCGTACTCCTTTGTCTGACAGACAAATGGAACAACTATTCAATATAGATGTAAAGGCAAAAATAGCTGCTGCTCAACGTAAACTACCTGCCTTTGATTCTTATCCTCAGTATTTACGTAATGCTATTGTAGATGGTTTCTTTAGAGGAGACTTATCTGGAAGCAAAAATACATTGGGTTTAATGAATAGAGGAGAATGGAAAGCAGCTGCTAAGGAATATCTTAATCATGCTGGTTATAAAACTTCCAAAGAAGATGGTACTGGAGTAGCTGGTAGAATGGAGCGTAATGCTGCCGCGTTTGGTATGTATGGTGGAGACTCAGCTCCACAACAACCAGTAAGTACAGACTTCTATACTGTTAAGTCAGGAGATACCTTAAGTAAGATTTCGAAACTTACTGGTAAATCTATTAGAGATCTAATGACTAAAAATAAGATTACTAACCCTAATAGAATTAGCGTCGGTCAACGACTGTCTATATAATAACCTTCACAACTTATGGATAAAATTAGAGAATTACTATTTAGTAAGCACGTAAAAATTATAGGTATAGCGGGAACATTAATAATTTTTTTATTTGTAATCGCGAAAGTTAGCTTTATTAATAAAATCCAATTAGATAAAGCTGTTAAAAATACTATAACAAATATCGAAGTTAAGTCATCCTTACTAGCTAATGGTGTTAATATTAACTCTACTGTGTTCGCAGACTCTGAGTATAACTTACTAGCAAGAGATTGGATTGAAGCAAACGCACAACCTGATTTTTTAGAGTTTTTAAGAGAGTTAGGTTTTACTAGCTGGGAAAAAAATAATAGTGATTGTGATGACTTTGCAAAAGCATTTACAGTTTTTCTTAAATCATACGTTAAAAAGGCTCACCCTACAGTTGCTTCACCAGCAGTAGGAGAGATTTATTATATACAAAAATCAGGAAACCCTCACGCAATAAACATTATAGTTTTAGCTAATTCTAAAGGATTGCCTTTGATAGGTTTTTTTGAACCTCAAGATCAAAAATTTGTTCATCTAACAAAAAAAGAAATATCTTCAATATATTTTGTTTCTATTTAGAACCTCGTTCTTGCCAGTTATAAGACTTGTCGTCGTCAGTTATAGGGCCGCCTTTAGCCCATGTATGGCAGCTTCTAGCGCTATGACATTTGAAGTGGTGCATCCAACAATAGCCTAGACGACCATCATTATCAGATGTTTCTCCAGGCATACAATCATCCATTCTAGGTGAGATATCAAACGCAACACAATTACCACAAAGAGATTGCTTGGCAGCTTTTTCTGAAGTCTTCCAATACTTGGCTATTTTTTTCCAATAGTCGCCTGGTTCATCTACATTCAACGGACCATAGTTAAACTGTTTAATTG